AAGATGCCCACCTATGTAGCATAACGCTGCCAAAGGTAAGCAAATTGCAAAGAAGTACAATATTTTTATTACTTTAATGATACGGCTACACTTGTTGTGCTACTCTTAGCAGGTGGGTAAACTCTTGTAACCTCGCCAGTAACTCCGTTAATAATATCAAGTCCTTGGTGCGGAACTTTTTTTAGGAACTCTTCCATATCCTTTTTGGCTTTAGCTGCGCTATTGTACTCGTTCAATATCTCATCGTATGCAGGACTTTCACATTTGGTGTAATCGTATTTAACCCCTACTTCCCTAATGTTAAACTTTGCGCTCATATACTCGAACTCCTTACCATTTAATACGGCTGCTTGTAATACCGCATCTTTGTAGTCCTTATTTGTCTTTAGGGTTTCAAGCATATCCTCTAAGGCTTTAACCTGAAGGTGCGTTTTTAACGGGTCAAGTTCCCCTGCGTTTAAGCGTTCAATTAATTGGTAGGTAAACTCAGTCCTTTGTTCTTTTGTTGTTTCGAAGATTTGTTGTAGTTCCATTTTATATTGTTTCGGGTTTGTAATTATCAATGTCAAAAAAGCCAATTTCTGACTTATCTTCTGGTCGCCTTAATCTACGCTTTGCAGGTTCATATCCCTTCTCGTTGCAGTAGGTAAGTATCTCCAGATAGGTCGCATCTATGTTAGACATCATAATGCTGATAGGCTCACTTGCGTAATATTTGTCTATATATTCTTTTGTGCTTTGGGTCATTGTGTTTAATTAAATAGTCAGTTAATGCTGCCATTACAAAACCTGTTGCAATTAGCAGAAGGCAAATAGCGTATATCATTTTGAGTAGATGTCTTGAAGTTGTCCAATAAGGTAACAAGCTACTAAAAATACGGCTAATAATTGTGCGGTTTCTTTTTTCATTGTGTTTAGTTTAGTTAAATTGATTATGCAGAAAAGCTTTCGTCATTTTCGTCATAGATAATGATTAAGGTCTTTTTGTATTTTGGACTTAATCTATTGTAAGCATCTTCAAAAGATGAAGCTTTTAATTTGAATTGTCCAAGACCGAATTGGGTCTTAATGTGGATTGTAAATTCTTTTAACTTTTTCATTGTGTTTGTGTTTAGTTAGTTAAATTGTGCGTTGAATAGTCGCACCCCTATTTTATTTTAAGCGTACCAACTAGAGTATACGCCAGAATTTTCATTGTGATACTCAACAAAACATCCGTGGTCTGCTTTAATGTAATATTGTATATTGCCGTTGTAATTTACTAAAATATTTACTTTTTTCAAAATTGCAGTTCCAATAAAATCATTTTTAATTGGTTTAACGTTTGATGACATAAAACCCTCAGTTCCTTCTACATAGCATTTTCCTATTCTATTAATCATAATTGACTTAGCTTTAACTTGTACTATTTGATAAAAATCTATGTTAGTTTGGTCATATCCCCAACTATTGTAAATTATATCGCCTATCTTGTAATTATGCTGCATATTTTTTTGAGCCTCTTTTTTCTTAGCTTTCCTTTCGTTTTCAGCATTTACGTTAATTTCTACTTTATTAATCCATTCAGTACAGAACTCAATCATTCTGTCAATGCTTCTAAATCTGTAGTTAAATAATGGGTTAGGTATTTTAGCTCTGCTAACTTTTCTTACGCAAGTGCCTATAATCATAGACTCATTTTTTAAGGTTAATGTGTAACCTAAATTTTCGTACTTTTCAATTAGATTTGTCATTGTGTTTTGTTTTTGTGGTTAATTGATATGTAAATATACAACTTTTACACAATCCACAAAATAAATAATGAATTATTTTTGCAATTTTGTTGCAAATATTACGTTTTTTTATATTCTATTGTAAACCAATGAGTTATAAAAAGGCGTATCTGCCAGACGTTGGGTTGTCTAATATGTTAAGTGAAGCGTATCTAAGGGCATCTATTGCGTGATTAAGGAAGTCCACGGGCTCATTATCAAGCTTACCGTCTTTATTTTGCTTCCATTTGTACCCGTTTAGTTCTTTTTTTAAGTTATTTGACCTTTGCGTTACGTTTAATTTATAACGCTTTAAAGTATTAATTGATTGTCTTATGCTATCGGGCCCTTTTTTAGCACCCTCTATTTGCCACCCATATGCGCTTAATTCAGCTATTGACTTGGGTTCGGCACTATCTGCCACAATACGCCCATTAACGCCTAATTCACGCATTAAATCGCTAATACGGACATTAAGCAATCCTTTGTCATATATTAACTCGTCTATGATAAGTTCGCCTGAATGTGAATAAAGAGCAACTAATGCCGTTGGGTCATTACTAAACCCAAAGTCCAAACCATAACCAATAAGTTTAGCATCAGGGTCAATACCGCTAACTACGTTATAATCTCTAAAAATTACCCCTTCAAGTTTACCTGTTAAACCACGAGCATAAACTTTGTATAATTCAGGGTCATCTATTGACTCAATCTTATCGTGTATCTTTTGGTCTAAAAATGTATTATGCCTATGGTCGCTAATTATAAGCGTAACGTTTGGTTTACCTATTAAATCTGTATGTACCCAAAATTCATTGTTTGGGTTATAATCTATATAACTCCGTTTTTTTGTACGGATATATAACTCGTCCCATATTATCTTATCTACACCATTTGCCTCATTTAAAAACAAATAATCTCTTTTACCTTGTTTAGCATCTTGAGCATCGTCATAACTTTTAAATTCAATTATTGAGCCATTTACAAAAGTAAATACCCTATCCGATTTGTTATATTCTAAAATGTAATTGTTAAGTCCTTCCGTATTATCAACTATGTTATGGGCATCTCTAATCGGTCCGACTTTTAAGTTGGGTATATCTTGCCCAGCAACAGTAATAATACACCTGTCATTTTCTATTGCGTGTAAGAATAAATTTTGAAGTATTGAATAAGTTTTACCGCTACTTGTACCGCCTTGATTAATTATAATGTCGGTATCAGCATTACGGTTACTTAAAAATACATCGGTTGTTTTAAACATCTGTTTCTCTATTTGCTAAAGGTACACCGCTTGTTATTACTTCAACTTGTATTTTACCTGTTAGTTCTGTTTTATTTGTAGTGTCTACTGTTTCCTTTGGCTTACCATATACACGAGTAAGCAAAGTTTCTAAACTATAAAGGCTACCTTTTTCTAAACTTTTACGCATAGCTGATGCAATCGTTTTTTCAAGTATTGTTGCCTTCGGGTTATCCCATACTGTTTTAAGTTCCTCTAAGTCCATTGACATCATAGCCTGTATGGTATCGTTTATTTCAGCAAGTTTATATCCTTGCTCTTTGAGTAGGCTTACATACTTCCTTGGTCTGCCGTTCGGGTTTCTTATTTCACCCTTTTTAACAGGTATTAAATTATGTTCGTTTGCCATATCTTCTTATTTACTTCTTTGTTATTACAAATTTATATCATTTCCCAACTTGTTGTTAATCTATGTTTTGAATTTGTATTTTTATTATTTGAACCGTGTAATATGCCACTTGTTGCAATCATTCTGCCAAAGTGTTTACATTTCCAACTAATATGTTTTTTCAATCCAAATATTAAACTTGGTGCAGATGTTACTATTGTATATCTCCAACCGCTTTTTATATAATGTTTACCTACTTCATTAAGTAATTTAATGCCAATTCCAAGTCCTTGATAATCAGGTAATATAACTAATCTATGTACTTTTTTAATTGTTTTAGCAACTGGGTGTGGCAAATGTAATATACTTATAAACCCTGCTAATTCATTATTAACAAATGCTACATATACGTTAGCAGCATTATTATGTGAATGACTTAAATAATGATGTTTAGCAAAGACTTTCCAGATTGACTTATCGAATGTTTGGAATATTTCGAATTTAATTTCTGGTCTATTTTTTTTTTGCCCTTCGCAATTACGAAAGGTCATCGAGTCAGTATCAAATACCCAATCTGGCAATAGCCAATCTTCAACATCATAATGGCAAGTAACTGCTATGAATTGTTTTGATGTTTTCCTAATAGCTTTTTGCATTGCAAATGAGCCAATTTGTGCTACGTTTCTATCTACTACGCTTGTAAACTCGTCAAATACAAATAAATTATCTTCTGATAAAATAGCACGAGCAAGGTCTACCCTCATTTTTTCTCCATTTGATAAAACGGAATAAGGCTTTAACCAAGAAGGTGGCGAACTAAAACCAACAGAATTAAATGCTTTTGTTATATCCTCAACTGAGCACTCTTTAGGCATATCGTCTAAAATAGTTTCTGCATTATATTCAAAATTGGTTATATAAGAGTCAGGAAATAATTGTTTTGCTATTGTAGTTTTACCGCTACCGCTTTTGCCAACTATTAAACCTATTTGCCAATTATCTTTAATGTCTATGTTACCTTCAAAATGTTCTTTAATTTGATTGCTTTCCAAATCAAACTTACCCATTACGGAAGATACTCTAAAAGTTTTTTTAGGTTCGGCTGTTTTTACAATGTTAAAAGTCGGCATTCGTAGTTTTGTTCTATAAGTTTATTATATGTTTGTTCTTGTTCTGCTTCGTCTCTGCAAATGATTTCAATCTTAAATTCTGATTTTAATTTGTCAGATAAATCTTCCATTTCCTTTTCTTCTTCTATTTTAAAACCAGGTATGTCTAAACCCCAATCTATTAACTGCTCACTATCCCAATTATTAGCAAGGTCGTTCCAATCCCATTCGCCATAGCCTACATTGTCTTTAACTATAAATTCCTTTTGTTGCTGCTCGGTTAGTTCACTTGCTTTAATGATTGGTATCTCTTTAAGTCCTGCTTCCTTACAAGCCTTAAGTCGCATATTGCCACCAAGCACAATCATATCGTCATTAACTACGATAGGTCTAAGGTTAAGCATTTGTGGAAACTCGTTAATTGATTTTACAAGCTTTGCAAACTTATCGTCTTTAATTATCCTTGGGTTGTTCGGGTTTGCTTTTACTGTGTTGATTGGTACGTTTTGTATCATAGTATGCCGTTTATTATATCGTTTGCTTCGTCTATTGCATCTTCTTGGTCAAGGTAAGTGTCTACGTCTGCTATATGCTTGTTAATTAAGGTTTCTGCCATTGCATAGGTATAATGTCCTATCGTTGTCATATCGTCTCCATTTTTACCTGTCTTACATACCGCAAGAAAGTAAGCTTTGTGTGTAAGGAGTAACCATATAGCATTTAACTTTCTCATCTACCTTGTCCTCTATAAGCTTTTTCTCTTGGCGTGTGCTTATTAAAGGACTTCTTTGCAGAGCCTCTTTTGCGTTTGCCAAAGCTAACTTTGTTATTGTTCTCTTTAATCTTTGCCATAATTCTTTGCGTGTATATCTTTTAGGAACTCTTTATATTGTTTTTTATCTCCGTATTCTATGTGGCACTTCCTACACAAACCCATAAGGTTTTCTATTACATCTGCTTCTTTGTTGCCACCCATTCCTCTCGCCTCAATATGATGCACATCTACCGCTTGTGCTTCACACACTTCGCAAGGAATGAAGTCCGTTGTTTTATAACCCATCCCCTGCAAATAAATTTGTGTGTGTTTTCTCATAGCTTCCCCATTAAATTTTCCGTTGATTAATAATTAAAAAATTTAACTATGAGAAATTAGTTTATTATAAATATAAGTTCTGTCTAAATTTATCTCGTCAAAGTTATACTTCTTTTGGCAAAACTCAAATAACTTCTCTCCGCTTTCCTTTCGCATATCCGCATCGCTTACTAAATCTTTGATATGTTTGTACCAATCCTTCTGACTTTTAACGTAATGCACTGGCATATCTAAGTAAGGATTGACGTGGCTAACAATGGCAGGGTTCTTTTTTGCAGCCGTTTCTAATACCTTAAGGTTGGACTTCATAGCGTTAAACTTGTTATCTACCAATGGAATAACTGAAATATCGCTATCAGTGTAAGCCCCCATATATTCAGTAACCTTTGCGTAATTATAGATTGTAGGGTTAAGCTTTAGTCCGCAAGTAAAGGCATCAATCATTTTATCCCATATAGCTTTCTCCCCGTCATTGTAACCTGCTATTACAGTTCTTATGTTCATACCTTGCAATCTTTTGAACGGCTGCCTTAGTATCTCTAAATCTCGTTCGTGCGTTCCGCTACCTGACCAAAACAATCTAACTTTGTAATCTTCGGTCTTGTTATCCTGGAACTGCTCTTGCCCGTAAGGTAAAGCGTTTGGTAATATGTGAACGTTCTTATTGTATGGGGTTATTTCTGCTGCCAACCTTTCGTGTGTGCAGGTACAAAGGTCTGCTATCTCTAAGTAATCGGTAATCTTTTTGCCTATGTTATTGTACTTGTATCGGTAATACAATAGATGCGTTTCGCTAAGTTCCCAGTAATCATCATTATCGACTACTAACTTAAAGCCATACTTAGTGCGCCAAGTGTCCATTTGCTTTGCATCTATCTCGTTAAGCATTCTATTCATTAACACAATATCCCACCCTTGCTCTAATATTTCGTCATTTAGTACATCGGTTATAAGTGCGTACTCCTTTTCTAAGTGTACTATCGGCATCATAATTCTGTGAAGTCCTACGCCTGAGTTGGCAGAAGTTATACAAAGTATTCGCATCTTATGTTCTTTTGGTTGTGATATATGTCTTGGTATTTATCCCATACGCTTTGCGCCCGTGCCAAGCTTTCGTCTTTCATTCGTCTATATTCCGTTCCGTTGCCTACATCGTGTCCTATATGTTCCGACCTCATATCTGGCAAGTAGTAATTAGTAAAGCCTGTAATAGTTGCTCGTTCCCCGTAATCTGCATCTTGCATTCCGTATGGGTCATACTCGGTATTGTAACCACCTATTGTGTCTATAAGTTCACGAGTAATAAAGTTATCGCCAAAAGGTGTATGTACTTTATGCACTCCGTCTACTATTGGCGGCAATGCTTCAACGCAATGTATTCCTATTATGCCTGTCTTTTCTATTCGTTGTGCAAACAATACAAACTTTGCTAACCAATCTTGTGGTAGTAATATGTCATTGGCTAACAAACAAACCGCATCATAGTTCTGCGTTATGCGTAACCCTGCATTTACTCCTGCTGCTATGCCACGCTTTTCTTTTGATAAGTCATAACCTGCAAATGGATAGTTAAACGTTTCGTGCGTGTCACTTCCGTTATCTATTAAAAAGCAATCCGCATTGTAACCGCTATTGTAAAAGTTTTGGTTAATTACACGCTGCGTTAAATCGTGCCTATTTTGTGTAAGTAATAAAATAGCTACTTTCATTATCTTATGTTTGAGCCTATTTCTCGTGCAGGAACTCCTGCGTATTTAGTATTTGGCTTTGCATCTCCTTTTACAAAGGCACTTGCCCCTATCATACAATTTTCTCCTACGTTTGCAAACTGATGTAAAACTGCGTTAAGTCCTATATTTGCACCTTTATCTATAATTGAATGCCCACCTATTTTTGCTCCGCAACTTATAGTAACATTGTCTAAGATTGTGCAGTCGTGTCCTATGTGTGCGTGTTTCATTATGAAGCAACTATTACCAATAAAGGTGTCAATCTCCGTACCTGCATCTATTGTTACAAGTCCTGTAATAACATTGTTATCGCCAATGTAAACTTTGCCTTTTTCTTTTTGCCAAAACTTCTTATGCTCGGCAGGGTCGCCAATAATACAATAAGCACCAATATAGTTTCCGTCTCCGATAATTACGTTATCGCCAATGATTGCGGTGGGGTGGATAAAGTTAGCCATTCTTTTTTTTATTTTTGGGTTTAGGTTGTTCTTCGTACCAAGTATACAAGCGTTTAATCATATCAAAAATACAATGACTACACCATACTGTTAATATGAAATCTGGGTTCATATACTTGCGGTATATATGCTCGTACATTTTTAAGATGTCTAAATCTATATTCCTTACATAGCCATTCTGCACCATTTCGTAATTAGGTCTATGAAGGTCTAAATAATTTCTGTGTTCTATTTCCATAAGTTCCACATTAGTTTAGAAAGTAAAGGAGCTAACACTCCTGGTATAAATACAAACGAAATTATGTCGGTACATATTGTAGGAAGTAAATATAAAACCAAACCGCTCCAAGCTGCTAAACAACTTGTGCAACTAAAAGGCTTAAAATCTAATTTCCACTTCCTATGGAATTGGTGTATTTCTACAAAGAATATTGCAAAGCATATTGCTGCTATAATTATCATTTGCGTAGTTGTTTTTTAAGTTCTCGTTTAGTTAGTTTTAGTTCCCTATGTATTGACATATAAGGAATACCTGTAACCCTACTTAATTCTTTAGCGTTGCAGTTATGCTTAATTGCATACACTCGTAAAAGTTCCGCTTTGTACCAGTGCATCTTGGATAGTTCGTCTTCAACTTTGTTAAGTAAATCTTCGTCTCTGTCGTGTACTATTAATTCAACCTCTAAAGGTTTTCGGTATGTGCGATAAAATTGGCTCGTATTACTTTGCATCATATTAATCATTGTCCTAACCAAGTAGAACTTTAATACATTGCGTGTGCGCATATCTATTATGCGTTCCTCTTCCATTTCACATAGCACTTTAAATAATTCGCTTCTTAAATCTTCTTGTAAATCCTCAGGCTGCATTTTGTCTATTGCTTCCTTAAGTTCTCGGCTTTCCCAAAGTTCTAATATGATGCTATTCTTGTTCATATTCTTTTAAGGTTAGTTTGCCGTTCTCTTCGGTTGCTATGTAACAAAAACAATTTGCCGTTTTTGCTAAGTTTAAAAAAGCTATTTGGTAACTGCTAAGTTTATCGCCTATCGCTTTTGTTTCGCAGTATACCGCTACTCCTGTTTGTGTGTGAAAGCCTACTACATCTGGAACTCCTTTTAAACCTATAAAGGTTCTACCCCTAACCGCAAGATTGTTATTACGCCATACAAAGCACCCATTTTTATTTAGGGTCTTTATTGCTTCTTTGGTTAATTCGTTTGCGGTCATATTACAAAACTATATTAATAAAATGAAACTTTACCATTTTTAATTTGCAAATCAAAAAATAAAGCTACGGCTACGGCTCTTGCTTGGTTCTTAAGCCAACTCTCAGTCCATTCGTCTCGGTATTGCTTTGCACTTATGATGTCCATTTTATTAGCCTTGTAGGTAATAATCTCC